TCTCCGTCACTCTGTGGAACCTCAAGTTGAAGTGGTAGTGAGATAAATTCTTCTTTCATTTTCTTCTTTTTCTTTTTAGGTTTGTCAGTTGAAACATAAGTTGGTTTTGCAGCACCACTCTTACTTTGTTGGTTTGGGTCTGCCTTTTTCTTTCTTCTTGCTGCTGATAGTCTTTCTTTCTTACTCATACTTGCTCTCTTTGCAGAGGATACACATTTTGGTGTTCCCTCACCTGGTTCATCACTGGCACAAGTACCACCAGTAACTACATTCACCCATCCACCTTTACCGTCCTTGGATTTAGAACCCTTAAACCATTTATGAAGTGAACCCTCTTTCACTTCTTCTTTATCTGTCATATAATCAGCAGCAGTATCAAGATAATCAGCTGCCTTTGTAATTTTAGACTGAACCCATGCTTTCACATCACCTTCACCATCACCAACTTTCTTTTTGATTTTTTTCGCAGCGACCATGATGTTATCAGTTTGACGACGAATCATTTCATATTCGTGATCACCATTCTTCGATTCATTCATCGCTTTTGTTTTCTTTTTCATTGAGTTGATGTATTTACGAAAGATTGCGGCTTCAGCGGTCTTACCCATCACCCTCGCTCTTTGTTCCATAGCAATCGCTGCTTGGATTTTATGAGCATGTTTTCTACTTGATTTACGAATTTTTGCCACACTCGCTTTCGCTGTAGCAACATCCTTAAAACCAAGTCCATGAATAGTTCCTTTAGGATCTTCATCTGTGTATAAATCGCTATGTTTTTTAGACTTAGCGGGTTGACCTTTTTTGCGAGGAATTCGAGGATTTGACTCTTCCTTTACATTGTCACATTTTTTATTGTTAATTTTTTCAATGTAATCGGCTTGTTTTCCATGACTTATAACTGATTTTCTAAGTTGTTTTACAATCTTAGTCAGTTTTTTGTCCTTCCCCTCATTCATCTGTTTTTTCTTACCCTGACAATGTGCTTTTTGACTGAATCCTTTTGGATTATCACAATCAATTGATTTTTTATATTTGTCAGACCAACCTTCTTTTACAAGAATGCCATCATCACGAACCTTATATCCCTTGGGAATAGGTTTGTACATTTTGTCTGTATTACAATAATAGTATCCTTTTTTAGGAGACTTCTTGCCCATTAAAGTTATCAGAGTTATTACTATTTAGTATTCCGTCTTTTAACATTTTTGAAAGTTCACTTGTTGAACCTACAAATAATGCATTGTTTGTAACCGTATTTTGTGTTTTTGGATTATCTTCTTCTATCTCTTTTACTTTCTTTTGTAAATCCATTAATTTATCAGTGCTATCTGCAACACTTTTAATTAACTGACCTGCAACTTCATACGCTCTTGGACTTGCAGTTTCTCCTGCAACTTCCATAATTCCATTAATTGCCTCTTGACCTTTTTCAATCAAAGAGTATAAATTACCTCGTGTATAATCATAATCTTTACTTACATCATCAGTAAGTTTTTGAATTTGATTTTTTCTTTTTTGTTCTTTAACAATATCAGTTTCTTCAACGGGATCAGTGTTAAAAGTATCATTTAATGAATCATATGAGTTTTTCATGATTATAAATCTTGATTTCTCGCTGGATTAAATTCCTTACCATCACCAAAGAAAGTGCTTGTTTCAGTAAAACCAAAATCATCACCAGGTTCGATAAATGGATCATCTAATTTATCTATAACATTATCCTCGTTATAATCCTTTTTCGCTTTTGCTGCAACAGTATACCTTTGCTCTCTCTTCGCTGTTCTTGTATTTGAATCTGAGTAGAAATCCAACTGAACTTTGCGTATAAGACCTTCTGGTGTTTTTGCAATGTGTCCAAACATAAATGTCTTTGCAGTAAATGATAATGTGTATATTAATGCTCTTCTTGTTGCAAAATCACCTTCATAATCATCTTGTTGACTAATAGAGTTTAATATCATCGGCACATCTCTTTTTTCACCTATAGATTTGACTAAATCAATTGATAATGTAAAACCAGGTTGAAAGAAAGGTAATATTTGTTCTAAAATTTGTAAACCATCATCTTGCAATTTTACTAAAATATTTAATTCAAATCCAAGATTATATGGAACTGGCATAAAAACTTTAGTCAGTTTATCATTATTTTCTTTATTAGGTGCTTTAAATGTTTGTGTGATACCTGCTTTTCTTGTTGCATCATATGAGATGTTATTAATCTCAAAAGACATTCTAGGTAATGTAATTTGAGTTGCTTTATTTAATTCTGGTTGTTGTTGTATTCTTGCTAAGAACTTCTGTCTTGGACCGTAAGCAATGGGAACTTTTAACTCTGATATATCATTTCCTGCTTGATCTTGATGTCTTACATGAATATCGTTAAACAGTGTACCGAATGCAATTACTGTCTTTCTTATAATTTCGTGATAAAAATAATTACCTAACATTAGAAACTACCAAATGGATTTGATTCTGTGAAATCGAGAATAGCGTCTGCCTCAGACTCAAATATATCACCTTCATTATATTTATCGGTGCTATCATCCTTATTAAAACTTGAAATACTAAATAATGCCTCTGATGTAAGACCTTTAAGATCCTCACCAGCAAAGAACCCTGATATAGTGCCACCGATAGAAACATTTGATATTGATAATATACCTGTATCTTGATCCCAATTTTTTACTCTTGCTTGAGTTCCTGAACGCATTCCCTGCACTATTTCATTAAATTGGAAAGTACCGATACCACTAATCGATTCTGGTGGGTTAATTGTAACAGTAGGATTATTTGTATATCCTTGTCCAGAATTTTCAACAAAAATTGAATTGACTTGATTAAATTGACCAAATGCACCAATAGAAGCAATACCAACTGCTTTATCTGATGCAATTCCTCCAGCTGGATTTTGAACTGTAACAATTGGCACTGTTCCAAATCCAATACCATTATCAGTCATGACGAATCGAATTACACCCGTTGATGTTGTATTAATCGAACAAGTTGCAGCTGCACCAGTTCCTCCACCACCTGATATTGTAATTGTGGGTATTGATACATAACCTGAACCTGCATTAGTCATTAATATTTTTTCAACTGACCTTACACCTGCTCTTTCAGTAGTAAATGCAACAGCAGTTGCATTATCACCAGTTGGAGATGTGCTAATCGCAACAGTGGGATTACTTGTAAATCCTGATCCATCATTGTTTAAGAATATTTCACGAATATATCCTGTTCCACGAGTAGCAAGTGCGGTAGCAGTTCTACCTATACCAACCAATTGGAGAGTTGCAATATATCCCTCTTCTTGAACCTGTGTATCAATAATATCAAGTGATGTATCAATAACTTCGTCTTCATATTCAAACAATTCACATTTTAATTTGTAGACGTAATTTTTACCTAATTGATAAAAAGGATCTTCGTGTTCTACAAATTTAATCTCAAATAACCTTTGCCCTAATGGGAAGAATACTAAATCACCCTCTCTAGGTCTTGAACTAAGCTCAATATCCTCTGATGATACCATAAAGGGAGCAATAAATTCTTCAAATCTTTCTTTTGATACTGTGAGTTCTACTTCATCTCTTAAACTCATTCCAAATTTAGTGAGAACATCACCAGCACCTGAGTATCCATCATATGAGTTAACATACATTTCAACAGCAAAATTATCATCAAATTTAGATGCTGTTACTTCTTCAATAATAGTTGCTTTATTAACAAATTTTCGAGGAATATATGTTACTTCTACACCATAAATTCTCAAATGTTCATTGATTAGATCTTGTACTAATCTTTGTTCACCTTGAGTTCCTTGTTGAAAATACGGATTTAATGCCATTATTCATCACCCAATAAAATCAAGAGGAGGCATTTCATAATCCATTGCTGATCTATCTCTTAACGCTTGCAATTCTCTTACCCCTTCATCATAAATTTCTCTTCCATTTAGTTCAATACCACCTGGCAATTTTGTTCCTCTAAATTTAAGTAAGTTCTGACCCCATTGTTTCTTGATTAATGCAGTAAAATAACGTTTTACAAAGGGATCATTATATATCTGCTCTGTATCTATCGCACGAAAACAATCTATTACAATAAATTCATCTACTGCTTGTGCTCCCCAATCAATATCCAAATATAATCTATCTTGTCTCATATTAAATCTTATTTGCTTTTCTGTTGTTAACAAATGATCTATATCCTCAAGATATGTTTTTGTCATTGCATATTGCAATAAATTCACTGAGTTAAAATAATATAAATCATTCAAAAATAATTGATATTTAATACTAAACATTCCACCAGAAATGGAACTAGAGTCAAATTTAAATATTCGATTTACTCCTAATATATTTTCTGGAACTGCTAAAAAATTAGAAGTTTCATAAAAATTACTTGTAACAGTTACATTAGATGTTTGAATACCAGTAGATGTGACAATACCTACACCATCTGTGTCTTTTGCAGTCCCTCTATCAATATCATCCTGAGTA